GGTAGAGCGCCGGACTGTTAATCCGTAGGTCCCTGGTTCGAGCCCAGGTCGAGGAGCCATCTAACGCCACTATGAACAGTGGTTTGTGGCCCGCGAAGAAGAGCATCTTCGCGATATTCCACCGTGATCCGGTGGTTGCTGACGAGGATCTGGTGCACGAAAGTGCCCAGCATCCCTCGCAGTTGTCTTTTGTCGGGGCAGTTCGCGATCCGCTCGCGCATCATGTCCGCTGCAATTTGCGGGTCGAACGTCATCTGGCTGTAGTCCGGTCCCTTCTGGGTTTCCAGGATGGTCAGCTGGCGCTGGATCTCCTGAATATCCGTACTCAGCTCGTGAAGCCGGCCTGACAGGTCGGCCAGGTTGGGCGCGTTCTTGCCCTGCGTCTCCAGCAGCTCGAAGAGGTTTCCGCGGCGGCTTTCCTTGTCGCGCAGATCTCGCACCAGGACCTTGCGCCGGGCCGATCGCTCGTCTGCCCAGCTGTGGCTGTGCCCCTGGATCTCCCCGATCACCTCTTGCATCACCTCTGGCGTGAGCAGCTTGTCCACGATCTCGCCCACCATCCAGTCGTCGAACAGCGCCGCCGGCGCCGCCTTGAGCAGACACCGCGGCCGGCCAGCCCGATGCGCCATGCAGGTGTAGTAGCTGTGCTGGTCGCCGTTGCGGCTGGTGCCGCTGGTCATCTGCAGCTGGCCGCCGCAGATCCCACAGAACACCAGTCCGGTGAAGGCGAAGGTGGCCTTGTTGGTGCCGCCTTTGTGCTGCGGCATGCGGTCTTGCATCATGGTCTGAGCCCTTTCGAAATCTTCCTTGCTGACCAGGGGAGGGTGGCTGTCCACCTGCACCACCTCTTCGGCCGCCTTGGCCTCGCGCGTTTTCTTCTTGACCTGGTTGAACAGTCGCACGCCCATGTAGCTCTTGTTCTTCAAAACGAAGGTAACCGAGGTTTTCCCCCACACCTTGCCGTTCCTGAGCATTCCGTCTGCATTGAGCCGCAGCGCGATGGCCTGCGCGCCCATCCGTTCTTCCAGCACCAGCCGGAACATCATGCGCACGATGTCGGCATTGCTCTCGTGCGGCACCAGCTTGCTGCGCTTGCCGATCTTCACCGCCTGGTAGCCGAAGGGCGCCGTGCCGCCCACCCAGTAGCCGTCGCGTGATGCCGAGATCATGGATCGCAGCGTGTCCTTGGCCACGTTGCGGGAATGCATCTCGTCCATCATGCCGGTCACCACCGCCAGCATCCACCCCTGGTCCGTGTCCAGGTCGATGTCCTGGTGCACGTAGGCCGGCTTGGTGCCCCATTCCCGCAGCTGGTTGACGTTCTTCAGCGCCTCCTGCAGGTTGCGCCCGAAGCGCGACGTGCTCCAGCATATGAAGTGGCTGACCTGGTTGGCTGCGCAGTAGGCCAGTGCCGACTGGAAGCCAGACCGGTTATCGGTTCGCCCGCTCACCCCATCGTCCCGGAACACCTGGTCGACCACCACGCCCAGGGCCGCGGCCTTCACGTGGCACTGCTCGATCTGGCTGTCCATCGACACCCCATCATCAGCCTGGCGCTGCGTGCTCACCCGTGCATAGATCACCGCCCGCTTCATCCGCGCACTCTATGGGATTGCATCAATCGGCGCATGTGACGCTGGCTCAGTTCTTCACCCAGTTCCGCCTTGACCTTTTCGCGGATCTCCGGCTGCGTCCAGCCGGCCGTGGCCAGCGCCTCGACGAACCGGTTGCGCTGGTAGCGCCGGTAGGCCTGCAGTCGCGGCAGCCGCACATGGATGGCCGACTCGCTGTCGCTCAGCGCATCGGGCGAGCTGTCCAGGATCTGCCACATGGCCATGAAGTTGTCGAAGCCGATGGCGGCGGCCACCAGCAGCATGGTGCTCGACAGGCCCATGGCGTCCAGCTCGAAGAGCAGCTGGGTCTCGCGCAGCTGGTCGGGCCGGCCAGCACCCGAGAGCGCGAGTTGCGCGAAATTTTTTCGAGCCCCTTGGGCAACTTCTGGAGAGGTGCGTTCATCCAGGTACCCACCCCACCCTGGGCCGGGGCCTGGGCGGGCCTGCCGAGCCCCCACCCCCTGGGCAGGCAGGCGGGTGGCAGGGGTCAGGGGCAGCAGCTCATGCTGCACCCACACGCGTGCAGGTCTGGCACTTCGCTTTTGGCTCATGCATCGGCCCTGCCTTCCCTCTGAGCCATGCCCTGTGCACTTCGCAGTTTGATAGACCACGAAGTGACCAGGCGCAAGGGGGCCTGCGAGTTAGCCTGCTTTGTAACAGAGTTGCGGAGCGGTGCGATTCCACCTCTCTCCACCCTTGTCTCTTCTTCCTGCATGGTGGGGGAATAGGGTTTGCGTAACTGTGTGGTGGCTTCGGGCATGGATCGACGTCTCTCGAACTTGAAGGTATGGGGGGGGGTTAGCGGGGGAGGCGCTTGAGCAGGTCGCCGACTGGCGTGTTCATCCTGCCCAGGGGACCGTGCTTGTCCACGGTGGCTGTCTTGCGGCGCATGGCCAGGTGGATGTAGAGGGCGGTGGACTTGATGTCTGCATGCCCCATCAACTCCTGCACAGCGGCCGTGGGAACCTCCTCCTCGGTCAGCTCGGTGCCGAAGAGGTGTCGCATGGCATGGGGGTGCAGCTCGTCCTTGGGGATCTCCAGCTTCTTGCCGTAGCGCTGGATCAGATCGTGAATGGCCTTGGGCGTGAGCCGGCGGTTCTCGCCGCGGTGCTCTGCCTCGTCGTACAGCGTGCTGCGCACCGATACGAAAAGCACCTTGTCGGCCTGGTTGCGGCGGTCCACTGTGTCGCGGTCGATCGCCTGCAGCTCCTCATGGCCCAGGTACACGCGCAGCAGCATCTCGGCCTCTTTGGGCACGGGCATCATGCGCTCCTTGTTGCCCTTCTCGGTGACGCGCAGCACCATGCGCACCTGGCCGTCGAGCTCCATGGTCTTCAGGTTGCCCTCGTTCAGGCTGGTCAAGCCCGATACGCGCAGGCCGCAGCCGATCAACAGGCTCAGGATGGACGCGTCGCGGATCCCGATGAAGGTGCTCAGATCTGGCGCCCACATCAGGCGCTCAGCGTTGGCCAGGCTGATCACCCTGGGCAGCGGCTTGCCCGTGATGGGATGCGCCAGGTCCTGGCCAGCGTTGGCTTTCACGATGTCCTTGGAACGCAGCCAGGCGTAGAAGCCCTTCACCGCGCTGATGTAGGGCTTGCGAGATCTGGCCACCACACCCTTTTTGTGCAGCCACAGGCCGCAGAAGGTCTCCAGCTCGTTGGGCGTGGCGTCGATCACGCTCACACCATCGAGCTGGAGGAACTCTTTCAGCCGCTCGAGCGCCAGGCGGTAGGCTTCGATGGTGCGCGGGCTGCGGCCACGCGCGGTGGCCATGTATTCCAGCCAGGCGTCGATCGCCTGGTCGTCGGTCCAGTGCTTTTCGGTCATGAACAGACCCTTCCAGGGGGGGTAGGGGCATTTCTACCTGTGGATGCGTGGATGGCGGCCAGATCGCCCGTAAACCCGCGCCAGCATTGGGTTTCGCTCAAAAAAGCATCCACGGAAAACCCGTGGATCGGGGCAAAAACCCGTGGATGCTTTTTTAAGCACCCCTTCCAACCTGTGGATTGGCCTTTTCTCGCTTTCCCCCTCTCTTCCTCTCTCTCTCTCCTCTTAAAAGAAAGAAAGAGAGAGAGAAACGGCACGAATCGGCAAAAACCGATATGTGGAAGAAACGCAGCAATGTGTGGAATAAAGTCGTCAACCTGTGGAATTCCAAAAGTTGCGAACTGGCCGATCGCCTTGGGAGAATCTGGCGTTACAAGGTTACGAGCAGCCCAATCCACGGGTTGCAGCGACTGCCACCGTCTTCCTTTATCGCAAAAACCTATCGAGCGCCCCCCCGGCCTTCCGGTCGTCCCCGCCGGTTGCGGGAGCTTTGTGATCGGGGGGTACGGGGGGTGAGGGGCCAACAGGGCGCAGCGCATGCTGATGTCTTGGCCAGCCGCTACGCGGTGAACGGGGTACGCCTGGCGGCGCTGGTAGACCTGCAGGGGCCCCAGGGGCTTACTCATGGTCATGATGAAACCCCACCTTCTCCACCGGCACCACCGCATGCAGCCCGTACTGCCGCATCGCCGGCAGGCTGATGGCCACCATGTGGGCCACGCGCTGGCCTTTCACGGTGCGCTCCACGGTCACCGGTTCGTTGTTCGCGTCTGTCAGCAGCACGCCGGCGGCCGCCAGCTGCTTCTTGAACACGCGGTCGCTCTTGACAGGCAGGCCGTCCCAGAACTCGCGCAGGTAGTTGGTCTGGCGCATGTGGTCCATGACGTGGCCCGTGCGCACGCAGAGCACCTCCACCTGGTCTTCCTGGTCGAACTTGAAGGGGTGGCGGAAGCCGCCGCTGGCGATCTCGCTGAGCAGCTTTTCCAGCACCCAGGCCCAGGGCTGGCGGTCGCTCACGCTCTCCTGGATGTGCTTGTTCATCTCGGCCGTCAGGTCGCCGATGAAGCCGCCCGTGTGGGCCGGCTGGTCGACGAACTCGCAAACCAGGTGCCAGGCGGCCGCCAGGGCGGCGTAGTTGTTCACCATGCGCTCGGCGCCGGTGTCGGTGGTGCTGGCGATGCAGTTCTCAAACAGGTCCTGCACCATCTGTTTGTGCAGCTCCTGCACCTTGGCCTTGTCCTGCCTGGCCAGGAATTGCAGCCATTGGCGCACCGGGAACACCGGCAGATCCTCGGGGATCAGCGGGCCGCGGCGGGCCTTGGTGAGCTCAGAGCGCACCAGCTTGCCCACCAGGCTGTCCACCGGCACGTCTTCGCCGGCCAGCAGCACAGGGGCGCAGAGCAGAAAGTCGGTCAGCTCGGCGCCGCGTTGGGTGTGCTCGTACTGGTAGCTCTCCTGCAGGTTGGAGATGGCCTTGTTGATGATCTCCTGCTTGTTCGTTGACATCTCGCCCCAGCCCACCGGGTGGCTGGTGTAGCTGATGGACGTGAGCTGGCGGAACTCGGTCTGCAGGCTCTGGCGTGACTTCATCACCATCGCAATGGCCC